TTCAAGTTCGACACAACGTCACCGTCGATTAACGCAGTGACGTTCTTGGCCTCCAGGTGGTCAAGGTTGATGATCTTGGAACCAGTAATGGTGCCGGTCGAATGACAGTCCAAGAATGTGGCGTCTTCGGTAGGGTCGCCAACCCATGTCGACAGCTTCTCAATGTACCTTACAGGTGAGCCTACCTTGGTGCGTTTCACTACAAAGTACACCGCAGTGGTGTCACCTTCAGGGACGGTGACTACATCTTCAACAACGCCATCATCGGCTAACTCGTGTTGGTGGAACGCCAGGACCTCATGTTCTGGTGCGATGGTCATGCCGATGAGTTTGCCAGCCGTGGTAACCATCCACACGATAGGCTCCGGTTCACTTACATACGCCCAGCGTACAACCGAGGTTTCGCTGAACAAGTGTTTGGCGATGATGCTGAGGTCACCGCCGGTGAATTTATCGGCTTCCAGGCTGTACGCAAAGTCACGCACCGCGGTACCACCGCGCTGTACAAACAGAATTTTGTCGCCAACTACCTGCGGCTTTACCCCAGCCTGGCACCCGTATGCGCTCTGGGTCTTACGACTTAGGTTGTCCAACACGAACGCGCTGTCGTGTGAGGTCACACGGACTTCCGCGCCTGCGGTGAACACAAGCAGATCAATCTGGCTTATCAAGTATCGGATGTCAGCCACCTTGTTGGTGACGACATCCAGCGTCAACGCATCGCCGTCACTGGCGGGCTCAGACACCGAAAAGTTGAAGTAGGTTCCAACCTGGCTGGTGTTTATGCGTTGCGGGTTTGCTCCACCGAAGCACAAGCGCTGCTCGTGCCAGGCTACAGCTGAAGGATATTTGGCCGTAGAAGCGAATGGGTCACGCGCCACTGGAGGCGTGTCTTCAGTTTCCGCGATGTACTTTGCGTCCGTGAATCCGGTCGTCCCGTCACTGGACTGGCCAATGAACCCGAAGATGCCCTGCTCCTGCTTGTACACGTTGTACTTGCCGGCACCGGCTACGTCTGTCCAGGTAAGTGTCCCGCCATCCTCGGCCATGGTGGTGCTGGCCGAAGCCACGGACTCTTCCAGGGTTTCAGCGTTCACAGCCGTAACCACATAGGTGTAGGTCGTACCGGTGCCACCGGATCCGGACAGCCCTGTTGGTGCTGCCGTAGACGGCGCGTAGCCTGGCGTTGTTAGGTCCCACACGTGGTGGTCACTGCGAGTCAACTTCAACGGGTACGCGGACGAGTGCGTGAGCACCAGGGTGTCTGCACTCTGGTCGTAGTCCATGTACTGTAGCTGGGCATAGGTGAATGGCTGGTATAGTTCTACGATGTCGTCTTCAAGGGCGATCCAGTAGTCTTCCCAGTTTGCACCAACGCCAGGCTCATCGGTTGCCGCTGAGGTGTGTGCCAGGCGACAACTGTAATTGGTCCCGCCGTTGCTCACGAAATCACCATAGCTATAAGCAGTGGCTGTGACCCAAGCTGCGGGGGTGCTTGGGAGGAGTACCTGAGAACCGTTGCGATACACGCGGAAACGGTACTCGGTAAACTCCAGCAAATACGAGTCATCATCGTTGTACGCGAAGGCAACCAGGCGTGCCTGGTTGTTGTTACGCGTTGCGCCGCGGTATGCGGTCCCTGTGCGGTTACGCGCCCCACCCTGCGGCATGATGATGTAATTCAGGCACGTTTCAAGCGCCGTCTTATACAACGGCAGATCGGCACGCGCGTGCAGCGAGGGATCAATCTCGCCAGATGTGAACGACGGCTGTCCGACTTTCATCAGAGTTTCCCGACCATCTCTTGGATGTTGCCATCCGCATCGGTGTACAAGAACCGTTGTGACGAGTCAGCGTAGCCACGAGCTTCAAGCCACGGGGCGGTGAAGTCCGGCTCTTCCAGGGTCATCTGGTCGTTCGCGTCTGCAGCATCAGCGATCTCGATCAGTCGTGCGTAGGTATCCTGCGCACTTTTAACCAAGTCGACCTTGCGTGTCAGCGGCATAGCCATCCGCGAGGACAGCTGAGCTGCCAGGGCGTCAACGAACTGCGGCGTGTAAGTGGCCGGGTTTTCGTTCTTGAACACATAGCGCCACACCGGCGCCTCTGTGTCTGTCAGGTACACGATCTGGCCATTGTGGTTGGCTTTGACGAACTTCGCTGGACGATTCCGACGCGAGTTCAGACTGTCGATGATCTCAATGACCTTTACGTTGTTGGCTGGCTGAGCGTACATGTACGCCCAGTCACCAGGCGGGTCGTCTGCAAGCTTCGCACTGGTAGCCCAGGTGGTTGCGAACGACCAATTAGCGTAAGAGAGACAAGTGAGCAACGCGACACTGTAGTGAAGACGTGCTGTGCGTGCCTCCACACTCTGATCACTCTCGATGTCTTGGATCGTTTGCTTGGACCCAAGGCCTGAGAGCGCGAGGTTTACAATGTCTACTTTCGTTGCCATCTATCGCTCCAGTGTTTCAGGTCCAGTCTTCGCCCTGCTCACCGGCCTCAGCCAGGGTCTCAGGGTTTTGTTCGATGACCTTTGAGGTCTTGCGTGCGCGACGCCTCGGTGCAGCTTTTACGCCCTTGTCGGCTTTTGTGTCGAACTTGCGCATCCAGCGCTCGCTGAAGTGCTTCTCGTCTTCGAGCTCGAAGAGTTGCCCTTCTTCAAGCAGTTGTCCGTAGTATCCCCGTCGTGTGGCGACTACCTTAGTGCCCATATTATTCTCCCGAGTAGCCAGCCCCAGCAGGGGCTGACCATGCTATAGGCTGCCTATATTACAGGTTGCCCGGAATGTTACCGATGTTGCCTTCAGGTGCCTGGTAGACTTCAACGAAGGCAGACACTGCACCCGCGGTCGGGTTGTTGTCCACGTCGTATTGCAGACGCAGGTACTGCTGGCAGCCTTCAGGGATCTTCACGATGTAGTCGTCGCCGGCTACGTTCGGTGCAGTGAAGGACAGCAGAGTGGTGGGAGAGGCAAAGTTCTCGACGGTGTCGGTCTGCAGGTTGACGGTCAGTGCCGAGAAAGAACCACCGGACAGGGCGGTGTCGACCTGGAAGCGTACCTGCAGCGGTACACCGGGTGCGACATCGGTGGCCTGGCCAAAGTCGATTACGTTGGTGGAAGCGGCGTCAGCGGTGATTGCCTGGCCGTCCGAGAGTTCAAGTTCCTTATCGATGATCATGGTTTAACTCCAGATATTGATCAGTTGTACGATCCCTCCCCCGAAGGGGAGGGGGACGGGTTAGCTGACAGTGGCTTCGGTGTTCAGAAGCGCGTCGGTCTTGCGGATGGGCACACCATCGATCGCGACAGACTTCTTACCGTACACCTCTTCCATGCTCAGACGCACGTTGGTGGTGTTCAGGATCTGACGGCGCAGATAGGAGGTGATGGTACGGTTCGCGTAGAACACGGTACGACCACGCATGCCCTTGACCTGCTCCAGCGCCTGAATCAACAGGTCAACCAGGTCCGCAGACGAGCCAGACTTGTCAGCGGTCAGGTCGGAGATGTCGATGTTCGCGATGCGAACGACATAGCGCCAGTCACGCAGGGTGAAACCGAGATCCCACTTGTAGTGAGTGCGGTAGCCCTGGTAGTAGCCGCCTGCGCCATCCTCGAGGGTGTCCTCGCCCAGGTCCTTGTGCTGCCAGCCAGCCTTGGAACCTTTCGGGTAGAACAAGTGGGCCACGTTCGGGTCCCAGTTGATCAGCCAGATGGAGGTGTTGTCAGAACCGGAACCACCACCAGAGATGATGTTCACGCCGTTCTCGGCGGACAGCGAGTTGAAGCGCGGGGCCAGGCCCATGAAGCGCTCAGGGTTCACGTCGGTGTCACCGTAGAACAGGGTGGAGGCCATCTCCTGGTTCATTGCTTCCAGGAACGCACGGTCCTCGGACAGACGGAACGCGGAGGTGTTGCCGTTCAGATCGGCCAGGGCCTTATCCACTTCGGCGTATGCTTCCAGCATGCCTGCGGAGTCTTGGACCTGCGCGGTCTGAGACTTCGACTTCGCAACACCGTAGTTCAGCTTACGCCAGGTTGCGGACGGGAGGCCGGTACGAACAGTGGTACGGTGGCCAGTGGGAAGGTTGCCCTCTACGACAGTGGCGTCGTTGAGGATTTCGTTGTCTTCGTTGAGCATTTCAACGATGGTGCCAACCTTACCATCCGGGTCAGAGCGCTTTGCTACGTCAGCGTAGGTAGGGTTGTTGTTTCCGATAGTCGCCATGGTTTACTCCTTGGTCGGTTTAGATCAGTTCATATCAGGGTACAGGGTTTTTGCGGGATCAGTTTCGCCTGAAGAGCCACCTTGTCCGGTGTGGAAGTTACCCTCCCCAGCGAGCTTCCCAACGCGGTAGAAGAAACGCACCAACTCTGGGTGATCGCCCAGGCCGGTCTGGTTAAGGACTTGACGCAACTCCGGGGAACCGAACTCGTTGACCGCAGTGGCCACGTGTTTCATGTTCTCGTTGAAGGCTTGGCCTCCGAACTCCTCATCGTTGCGAGCGTCCTTGACCCACGTTTCACGGGTTTCAGTCCAGGCTTTCTGCTGATCTTCCATCATCGACTTGACTTCCTTCGCGTGGAAGTCAACCAGCTCTTGTGCGTGCTCTTGGCTAAGGTCCCACTCCTTCGCGAACTCCTGGAAAGATTCCAGGGCCTCGGGATTGATGTTGAATCCTTCGGGTACTTCAAAGTCTTCGTAGGATTCTGGGGCGCCTTCGTACTCCTCTTCCCCGTCGCCCTCGCCTTCGCCTTCACCTTCACTGGGTTTGCCTTTATCACCAGGCTGCCCTTCTCCTGCGCCTTCGCCGCCCGCGTCGTCGGCTGCAGCGCCTCCATCCGGATTGCCGTCACCTGCAGCCCCGGAACCTTCCTCGACTCCACCAATCAAAGATCCACCAGCAGCTCCGGCGCCGTCGCCTTCGCCACCGGCTTCTTCGTCAAAAAGCGGAAACATGGAATCGTTAAGAATTTTCTGCCACATCGTTGTCTACCTCATCGTTTTCGTCTTGTGCTCGTGCTATCGCTTCGCGTTCCATCAGTTGATAGGACGCCATGGCGTGCTCGTGAAGGTCAGCAATTAGCCGGAGCCCGATAGACCGGCGACCTTCGTTGAATGCGGTGTCAGTTGGTTCAGGTGCGTAGGATGATTGGAACACCCCACACATGGACAGGTGGTCCCACACCCAGGCCCTGCCGTCTTCAGTTTTCATCAGCGCCTGGATGCGACGCCGCTCTGTGTTGTGATCAACGCTCACTGCGGTTGACCCACACCAGGTTGGTTACCTACACCGGTGACCTGCTGCACGGCGTCAGCTACCACGTTGCGCTCGTCAGTCTTGATCGATCCAGCTGCAGCGGCAGCCTTCGCGGACTCAGCCATCATGGCCATCTGCTTCTGCTGCTCAGCGGCTTCAGCACGACCCTTGCGGATCTCCTCGACTTCATCGTCTTCACGGATCAGCTTCGGGGTGGTACCGATAGAGTCGGTGTACTCCTCGATAGCCTCGTCGAAGTTGAACTTGTCAAGTACACCCGGCGCCTCACCAGAGGCAGCTTGGATCTGCGCGAGTCCACCCAGGTAGGTGGCCGTGCGTTCCAGGGAGTTTATGGCGATGGCCTTCTGTGCTTGCGCCAGGATGGAGATGTACTCCACCTTCAGGTCCTGATCGTCCAACTCAGGCGGCGGAGGCGGGACCAAGCCAGCGCGCAATGCGATCTGGAAGACACGATCTATAACCGGATCAAGCAGCTCGTCTTCCAGGCGTTCAAGCACCGGGCCAAGCATGATCAGCTTCTCTTCATGACGCTCCTCGATCTCACGAGCGGTGATCTCACGGCGATCGGAACGCGCCAACATGAGGAACAGATCCTCGTAGAACGCACGACTGATGCGGTGCTTAGTCTCTGCGATGTCTTCAATGAGGTTGCGCAGGTCGAATTGTACGTTGAACGCTGGTTCGAATCCGCGCATGCCCTGCTGGCCGTCGTAATAGGTTACGCCGCCAGGTACGGTAGTTTTGTGCGTGTGGCGCAACGCGGTCGGTGCCACCATTGGCGGACGCACCTGCTTGTGAATGCCTTCACCCTTCCAGCGCTGCATGGTCTGCAACTGAACAACATCACCGAGGGCGTCCATGCCAGGTGAGGCTCCATACGTGTCGGTTCCGTTCACGTCCCAACGAGGGGCAACGAACGGTTTCTCCTGGAAGCCATTGAGCTGCAAGATCGGGTAGTCGGTCGTGTCACCGCGCTTCTCCCAGTATACGGAGCGCCACGGTTTGTCTGCCACGAACCCAGACTCTGGCCCGTCATACCCAAGGTCGTCCAGGTTTGGCTCGAGTGCATGGCGAACGGTCACCGGTTGGTTGTAGTTCCCGTTCTCATACTGCTGTTTGACCGAGGCGCTAACGCGCTTAAGGCCAAACTTCTCGACTACCATCTTTGCCGTCATCGGGATGTCACGGTAGATCGTGTCAACCTGCAGATTAGCGCCAAGGCCAAGAGCGTACGAACCGACAGTTATCGGGAATCCACGAATCACGTCATCGTAGTCCGTGATGATGTTCGCAGGTGCTGTGCCAAACACGCCTATCTCTTTGTACACGGTGTGCAGCGTGTTGTATAAGTTCGAGCGTGCCAGGATCTCGCGAAGGCGGATCTCCACGGCGTAGAGCCAGTCACGGACAGGTCCGTACTGCTTCATTTCCGGGTCAGGCGTATCAAGGCGGAACCACGGCCGGGCCGGAGACGTTAGCCCGGCCATCATTCCAGACGCAAGGGTTCGAGCGGCCAGGGTGCCGCTGTTGTCGATGATGTTGTTGTGCCTCTTGGTACCGTCATTCCGATCGGTATCGAGGAAGCGTCCGCGGCGCGGCAGGATGTTCTCTTGAAGCTCCTTCCAGTGACCAATGTAGCTGGAACGGTCCTTCTCAAGCTCTGTCATGCGCTTGTTCAGGCGGACTCTGAGATCTGTTTCAGCCACCGATCAAGGTCCCCGTTCCCTGGGCAGTGGTGGCCGGCGTCAATAGCCCGGATGCAGCAGACTTGGACGCGCCCTTAGCCTGGTTGGCTCGGTATGCGGCCGTCTGCTTGTCTTTCGCACGCGCAGCTTTCACACCTTCCGCTACCGGTTTCGGATCAGGCGGCGGCGCTTCTGGCAGCGGCGGAGGCGTTGGACTTTTGACATTCATACACATGTATTATTCCTCTTGGCCTAGTAGAGCTGCCGAGCGCCTACGCTTCTTGACGCGGCCGGTGCTGGGTTTCGGTTGGGCTTCCTTGGTCCCAAGAGCGGTTACCGAGCGCTCTCTGCGCAGGGCCTCTCGCTGCGGAGTCATAACACGGTTCCGCATTTCTCGTAGTGCGGCAGCGTGCTTGTCCCAGCCCTCGTCATAAGTCACCTCGTATGGCCGGTTTCCGCGGCGCCCGGTGCGTTTGACCATCACCATCCGCTCCAGCGGTACGTCTCGACCCTCACGGTCCTTGGTCGTACCAACCTGCACCTTGGTCCATTGGTCGTAATTTGCGCCGACCAGGCTTTCCTTGGTGACGCCTGGGAGATCAGGGTCGCCCACCACCGTTGCCTTGGTCAACGGATCCGTTCGCTGTTGTCCCTTTCCGCGTGTGTTACGCGTCGGCTTGTAGATCTTGTCGTT